CGACATTGAAGAGGTTCGGGTCAAAAAGGTGCTGGAAAAGGAAGAACGACGCAAGTCAGCCGAACAATTGAAGGTTTTGGGGCAAGATCTGCTCGCTTCAGGGGTCGCATCACGGGAAATTCTCCCTAAATTGGCGCAATCCATCATTGTTGACCTCGGTTTACGCCTGGTTAGTAACGAATGGGAGATTAAGTCCGCCGAAGAAGCCACAAAGGTAGCAAAGATTTGGTATGACATCCTCAGACTAGAGTCGGGCCAGGCAACAACGATCAACGAGAACCGCACCGGGAACCCCGAAGACCGTCTGTCACGCCTAGAAGAGTTAAGATCAGAAGCGAAAGCCCGTGTCGAAGCAGGGTTGCGCGCAATAGGTGACGGCCAAAGCGGATAAATCCCATATCTAATAAACAATATCTAATTGAGAAACACATCTACCGCAAAGCGTGATAGAACCTAAAACATGACAAACCAAACAAAACCTGCCAATCCCATTGACCTTTTGCTCGACCCAACACGTTTAGTTGTTTCGTTGACTGAAGCATCATTTATTCTTGGTATCGCAAAATCAACTGGCCATAACGCCTACAAAGCAACTGGACTTCTTATGGAAGGTGTTCCAGTATTAAAAGTTGGCAAGCGTCGCGTTGTTAGCACCATGAAGTTGCGCGCTGCTTTGGGTATTGAAGAACCTGCCCGCTAAACAATGAACTTCCTGTCAGACGACGAATTCGGTCAACTTACTGGGTCAGAACAAGACGAATACCTGCGACTGCTAGAGATTGACCTACAAGCATGGAAACTCACAGGCAACAAACGCCAAGAGAAAGCCCACGCCCTCGTCAAGAAGGTTGACTGGTTGCTTTACGGTGGTGCAGCTGGTGGTGGCAAATCCGAACTGCTCGCCTACCACGCCCACGAACTATCAGAGAAATACCCCGGTCACCGCACACTCCTAGTCCGTACCGCACTCCCCGAACTACGACGATCACTCATCATCCGATCCCAAGTCCGATACGCCCAACTAAACGTGGATGCAGCCCTACGATCCATTGACAACGTCAAAGCCTGGTGGTACGGCAACGGATCAGTCATCGAATACGGATTCTGCGCCCGCGACGAAGATGTCGGACAATATATGTCTGCCGAGTACGACTTCATCGGTTTTGACGAAGCAACCCAGTTCACCCCCTACCAAATGCTCATGATGTCAGGCCGTCTCCGAACCAGCCGAAAAATGACTGCATTAGGCGTACGAACCCACGTTATGTTCGCAACGAACCCTGGCGACCGTGGACACACATTCCTATACAAAATGCTGGTACAACCCACCCAGCACGGCAAATACGCCGTTGTCTACGATGTACGCGACGGATTCGAGAATCCCGACGTAGTACGCCGAGTCGAACTCCCCGACGACCCAGCAGAGATCGACAAACTAGAAATACCCCACGACCCCACCGACCACCTCATCGTTGCATTTGTACCATCAACCGTGGACGACAACCCCCACATTGACCCCACATACCGCAAGCACCTATCCATGCTCCCCGAAACAGAACGCAAACAAAAACTGTTAGGCGACTGGGACACCTTCACCGGGCAATACTTCTCCGAATTCAACCGAGACGTACACGTCGTCGCACCATTTGAAATCCCAGCAGAATGGCCACGCTACCGAGGAATCGACTTCGGTACAGCAAACCCCTACTGCTGCCTATGGGGAGCCTGGGATCCAGCCGACGGAACCTGCTACGTCTACCGAGAGGCATACCAAAAAAACCTCACCGCAGCACAACAAGCCATGCAAATCAAAGAAATGTCCAAAACCAGCGACGGCAAAAACGAACGCATCACCGCCACCGTCATTGACCCATCCACCTACAGCAACGTCCAAGGCTTAGGGCAAACAGTCGCAGGCGTATACAACTCACTAGGAGTCTCCACCAGCCGAGCCAAAAACGCCCGTATCTCAGGATGGCAAAACGTCCACCGCTACCTGCAACCAGGCGTTATCAATGATGAGCCAAAATTAAAAATTTTCTCTACCTGCGAGCATCTACTCCGCACCCTGCCCGCTATGCGCCACGACAAAACCAAAATTGAAGACGTAGACACCGACGACGAAGACCATGCAGTAGACGCACTCCGATATCTGCTAGCCTGCCGTCCGTACAATGAAATCACTCGCAAACATAAACACGCCACATATGATGCTGAGGGTAGAGTACAAAGGTTCATGGAGAAGTTGGACAAAACAAAAAAGCGGAGATGGTAATGAGAATCGTTGACAACTACAATTATCTGCCAGGTTGCTGCTGGATTTGTCGAGGGGTCGCAAAACCCATCATTGACATGGAACTAGACCTAGACGGACACAACAGTCCCGACGACGCAAACCCGTCAGCAAACACCCGTCTCTACATCTGTGCCGACTGTGCGCTAGAACTAGCTCGCATGGTTGCACCAGCCCGTGCAATAGAAATGCACCGTTACGGAGAATTCGCAGCAATGGAACGAGTCGCCAAAGAAATGGGTGACCGAGCCGAAATAGCAGAAGAACGCCTAGCCTTAATCGCAGGAGCAATCGTGGGTGTAGACTCACAACCTGTAGAGCAGGCAGGCCCTACAAGTCAACTCGACGAGGATGATCCGCCGTTAGGCTCCGCACGGCCCGATGTAGCAGGTTCACCCCTTACCAGCAAGCGTGGTCGTCCTCGTCGGGAAGACACCCCCAAACCCGAAATAGATACTGATTTCGTTGGTGATCTGTGATATTCGCAGCGTTTAGCCTCGTCGCCCTACTGGGCATTGTCCTGTTGTTACTACGCGAGAACCGTAGATTGACTAATCTATTGTTGGCAAAGAATCCATCAGCAGCCATTGCAGCTGAAAAGTTCACTAAGTCAACAAAGAAAGAACAAGTCGATCCTCGGTCACGAACATCGTGGCAGTCACCAACTGAAGGCGTAGGGCCATGAAACCTTGGGAACCACCCAAACCAACAGAAGTCATTGACCTATGGAACAAGGCTGACCAATACCTGTTAAAAGAACGCCGGGACTACTGGATGAACGCGTCCTACAACAGCGGTCAACAATGGATTTGGTGGGATCAGACCCGCAACATCGTGCAAGAACTGGACTACGCCAACGACAACGAACGGTACACGCGTATCACCGTAGACAAATTTGGGCCTCGCACAACAAACCTTCTATCCCGTATGAGCCGATCCCCACTCGTATGGGAGATCGAACCATCAGGAACCGATGACGCATCAGCGCGTCGCCAACGTCTACAAGAACAACTTCTCCTATCGGAAGCCAACGAACAAGACTGGGCTGACATCCGTGAAGAACACCTTCTTCAAGTCCTATATGGTGGATCAGCAGCCGTATCTATTGAATGGGATCCTCAACTAGGCAAGATTGTTGCTACCGACCCCGTGACCGCTATCCCGATCCCTGCTGGTGGTGTACGCCTCACACCTCTCGGTATTAGCGAATTCTGTTTAGAGCCAGGTTCACAGTCAGTTGACGACGCTCGCTACTGGATCAAATGTGTCGCTCTACCCCCTGAGCAGGTCAAAGAACGCTACGACCTTGACTTTGATCCTGTACCTGACGCTGAAGCATCATTGTCTTCACGCCACCGCACATTGCTATCGCGTCGACCACAAGGTCAACCACCCCGACTCACCCTTGTTTACTGCTACTACGAACGCCCAACCAACCGTACCCCTGGTTGCGTCGTCCACGTCGTAAACAACAAGCAGGTATACGCCTACGGCAACGGTCAAGGCTGGCCATTCCCCTTCCCCCGCCTCAACCTCGCTATTGGTATCCAGCGCAAAATCCCTCGCACATGGGTCGGAAACACACTTCTTACCCCGGCACGAGACATCCAGTACGCCTACAACCGTGCGCGTTCAACCATCCTTGAACATATGCGTAAAGCAGCTAACGCTCGACTCATGGTTCCCGCAGGATCAATTGAAGACTCCGACACTATTACGACCGATCCCGCCGATGTACTTGAGTACAACGCTGAACTGGGTGAACCGCATTGGCAGTCAGCACCCGAAGTCCCCCGCTGGATCAGCAACGAAGCAGCACAACTTGAAGCAGAGATGGACGACATCTTCTCAACCCATGCCGTTTCTCGTGGTCAAGCCCCTGGTGACCGCAACTCAGGACTTGCCCTATCGGTATTGGCTGAAAAGGACGACGGCCCGTTAGCACCAATGGCACGAAACCAGTCCGCTGTTTGGGCGCGTATCGGACAGATGACGTTGCAGTTGTACCGTGCCTACGCCCAGCAATCAGGCATGGTGCGATCACAAACGATCACCACCCAGCAAGGATCAACCGTCCAGTTTGAATGGACAGCCGACGACATTGACGAAACCCCACAAGTCAAAGTCCCGTTAGACGCAACCGCACCACGATCCAAGATTGCAACCCAGTCCGTCATCACATCGCTGGCACAAACCTTCCCAGCAGCATTCCAAAACATTGACGGCCCAAGCCTGTCAAGACTGCTCGACCTTCCCGACCCCAAAGGTTTCATGGCATCAGCAGATCCCGATGTCGCTAAAGCCGAATGGGAAAACGGACTACTCATGCAGGCAACCCCTGTCATGCCAGCCGACTTTGACGACCACGCCAAACATATTGCCCAACACAACCGTGAGCGCAAATCCCCTGCATACGAGCTTGCAACACCCGATGTGCGCCAGGCAATTGATGTTCACGTTCAAGCGCACCAAAAGCTGGCCGCCGACGAGGCAGCCGCACAACTCGCCCAACAGCAACAGATGCCGGGATCAGAAATGCTCCCGCAAGCCAATGAAGCACCTGGATCATTGGTTCCACAAATACAAAACGGACAGCCAGGACAACCACAGGAGATGCCACCACAATGACCGACTTTAACCCCGAAGGTGTAGTGGATACTGCACCATTAGAAGGTTCAGAAGCCAGTTCCACCAATGTTAATTGGGAAGACAAATACCGATCAGAAGTAGCCGACCGTGTCAAAGAACGCGAACGCTACAAGCCAATTGCACAAACATTTGCCAAAATGCATCCCGACGATGCCCGTGCAGTACAAGAGTTTGCTAACGCTTTCGCGTCAGGAGACACCGACACCGCTGTCCGATGGATGGTTGACAACGCCAAGACCCTCGCCGGGGAACGCTTTGACACTTTCATCAGTCCTCAAGCGCAAGCAGCCATTGGTCAGCAAGCAGTTCAAGACGGCCAGTCAGCAGGTCTGACCCCCGGTCAGGTTGAAGAGCTCGTCGAGCAACGGATGAACCAGTTCGCCCAGGCGCAGGTACAAACACAGTACGAACGACAAATTGAGGAGACGCTCGCGCA